CCAGCGGACGGGTCTAGATCCGTTCTCAAAGCAGATATATGCCATCAAGCGTGGCGGCAAGATGACCATCCAAGCCGGCATCGACGGCCTACGCAGCATTGCTGAGCGCACCGGCCAACTCGATGGCTCTGAAACGCTCTGGTGCGGTGAAGATGGCCAATGGACTGATGTATGGCTTGGCAGCAAACCGCCTGCCGCGGCCAAGACCACCATCTGGCGCAAAGGTGCCGGCCATCCATTTACTGGCGTGGCGCGGTTCCAGGATTACAACGCCGGCCAAGGCTTGTGGTCAAAGATGGGCGCCACCATGATTGCCAAATGCAGCGAAGCGCTTGCATTGCGTAAGGCATTTCCTGCTGACCTCTCAGGCGTCTACAGCACTGATGAGATGGAGCAGGCAGTGGAGCCGGTGACAGTGACCAGCGTTGCCCCTGCTGGCGATGATAAGGTATTTACCGCCGGTAAGGCTGCTATTGCCAAGGCAACCACTATGGAAGCCTTGGCCAAGGTGACTGAGCGCATGGAAGCCCGCAAAGGTGACCTATCTACAGAGCAGCAGGAAACCTTACTAGCGCTTGCGTTAGAAAAGGAAGCCAGCTTTGCCGCTGTCGAGGAGGATCCGTTTGATGACTGAACCGTTTCTCACTACAGACGAGCTTGCAGCGCGGTGGGGCCTAAGTCCTGCCACGATCAAAGGCCAACGCGCACGAGGCATTGGCCCGGTGTATTACACCATTCCACGCAACAACGCACCACGTGGCACTTTACGCGTCCGTTATCCGCTAGCACAAGTGCTGGCATTTGAAGAATCCAATTCCATTACACCACTGACATGAGTCTCTACGCAACCGGCATTATTCGCATCATTTCTGATATGCGGCTAAAGACATTTGACAGCGGCACAGTTGTTCTTAACTTTGCTGGTGGCATTCAAGAGGGCAAAGACAAAAACGGCGAATACATTGAAAATGTTATGGACGTTGAAGTATGGGGCGAAAACTCCGCCAACGCCATACAAAAATACTGCAGCGTTAAAGATTGTATTTTTGTAAGCGGTGTTATTAAAATGCAAACCTGGCAAGACAAGGACACTGGCAAAGATCGCCGCAGGCATATATTCAACGTCCAGCGGTTTGAATTCTTACCGCGCACTACACCAACAGAGGAGGTTGCTTTTTGACTACATTCTTCGCAATATGGGCAGTGCTTTTAGCTGCTGCCCTTTTTTTGAATTACGCTTTGCATGAGTTTGATGATGATGATGACTGACCCAATCAATCCTGACCATTACAAGCAAGGCAATATCGAGTGCATTGATGCAATCAAAGCTGCGATAGGGTCTGATAACTTCAAAGCTTATTGCCGCGGCCAAGTCATTAAATACCTATGGCGTGCTGAGCATAAAGGCCAATCAATAGAAGACTATCGTAAAGCTAATTGGTACATGCAGCGGTTAGTTGATGACTTTTGAAAAAAAGATACTACCCGCATGTCCTAAATGCGGATTGCCGGCATTACGTGTTCTTGAAACTCGCAAAACTGATGCGTCAATACGTCGACGCAAAGAATGTGAAATGTGTAGTCATCGTCTTACAACGCATGAGGTAACACAAGAAGCATTTCAAACAGCACAAGAAAATACAACATTATTGCGTCAGTTACGCAAGCTGCTAGGTGATGAACCACCATTACCTGCAGTATCATTATGCGGCAACTGCAAGTTTAATGAACGCGATCGTTGCTCATTTAGCTTGCCAGAATATCAAACGATTGATTCATCCGACTGCAATCTCCATGATCCTGTCTGACATTGAAATCCACAACCTGATTCAACACCATGCAATGGTACAAGACCATTTGCCAGAGTTGGTGAATCCTGCAAGCCTTGATGTGCGGCTTGGTAATTTAATTATGATTGAATCTGCTGAAGGGTTAGACATGAAACCATACAGCATTGCAAATGCAACACAATCTAAACCTTACATGTTAAAGCCTGGTCAGTTTATTCTTGCGCAGACTATTGAAATCTTTAACATGCCAGAAAGTATTGCTGGGTTGTTTTTTCTTAAGTCAAGTCGCGCACGTGAAGGCTATGAAAACCTACATGCCGGTTATGCGGACCCCGGATGGCATGGCAGCAGCTTGACGCTTGAGCTGAAAAACAGCCGGCAAATTCAACCATTGCCATTGTGGCCAGGATTAAAAATTGGTCAGATGGTTTTTTTCAAAATGAGCTGCAAGCCGGCTATCAGTTATGCCACAATAGGTCATTACAACGGCGATTTAACCACTACGGCGTCGAAGCAGATCGGATGTTAAATCCATCGCCTCACGCGCTAACCAGTGAATTTGCGAGCGTTGTGATGCTTCCTGTTCAGCCAATAGCAATGCGTATTCAAGTAACCCATTCCAATCTTGACTGGCGTGCAGGTTACGCAGCACTGAAGCATTGGCGGCACCATGGAATTGCGCCTCCATTGTGTGGATCAGGGGATTAGGCATGTCTGATTCGATAAAAGATTACTTGAATAGTATTGCAAGATTTCCACTGCTTACACCGCAGCAAGAGATACAACTTGCAAGACGCATCAGCCGAATGCGTGAACTTAAGGCTGCAACCCATGAGTTGACTATTGCTGAACGCCGCGAGATACGCAGTGGCGAGAAAGCACGAAACCAGTTTATGCAATGCAATTTGCAACTGGTGGTGCATGTCGCAAAGAAATATGAACGCAGCAGACGCAAAAGCTTAGAGATTATGGATCTGATACAAGAAGGAAACATAGGCTTAGCGCGTGCTGTTGAGTTATTTGACCACACTAGAGGATATAAGTTTTCAACGTATGCGTATTGGTGGATCAAGCAAGGCATCCATCGAGCATTATCGCAGTCGGATGACATGATTCGCATCCCAACAGGTATGCATGAATTGCTGTATAAAATTAACCGCGTCAATCAATCATTAAGTCATCAATTTTGCCGTGCGCCAACACCAGAAGAGCTAGCTGCTGAAGTAGGCATTACGGTTGCTGCATTACATACAGCAATACGCCAATGCACTAAGGTAGTCAGCTTTGATGTACTGGTACATGAAGATGGCGGCTCATTGCTGGATATCATTGCAGACCCAAATACTGCAGAAATCAACGAGCGCATTGAGATGAGTTTTGAAACGCAAGAGATGATGAAGATGTTCCATGAATACCTAGACAAACGTACACAATTTGTCATTCAAAGCCGGTTGCTAGACAAACCCATGCCATGGGGTGAAATGGCGCGTCAGACTGGAGTATCACCAACACGACTGCAACAAATTGAACGCCGCGGGATATTGCGGCTACGTGCATTGTTGCGTGATCCATTAGACAACACACCACTAGGTAACTTGCAATGCTCACAATGAAACTAACTGCTAATGGCTGGATGGTTTGCGTAAATAGCACATGCAAATGCCATAAGCAATACTGGCAAGCAGCAGTATATTATCATCAAATGATGGCTAGTAATCCCATCGCACACGTGGTCGCCCTTGACGTATGCCAAGGTGGACAAAACCTTTAGCAGCACCATAGCCTACAGAGTACGGCCAATGCTTATCACACCATTCTTGCACTTTGTAAATATCAGCGCCGTCGATGTAAAAATCAACAGCACCAACGCCAGGTGCATTAAATAGGTGCTCGCTACTGATGGCACCATTGACCATGCGGTTAATTGCGGCTGGTCGATAGCCGGATGTAATAGTGACACGCTTGTTGCCAAATGCACTACGGACACGTTCCAAAAATGCAACCAATTCTGCTGCGGTATCTACTTGATGCTGCGCTGTAAATCGCCGTGCTGGTTGACCAAGTGCAAATTCACCCAACGTGAAATTAGCCGATAGCCTGGTGCCAAATGGATCAGTAGGTTTGACTTTATACGGCACCTGCTGCGCTGGTTGTTTGATTATCCCTTCAACCCACATAGCACCTTCTGCCTTGCGACGCCGCAGCAGACCAGCTTCTACTTTGGTGCCTGGATTGCGGTACAGCTCCAAGGCTGCTGGCACGGCCTTCCAGTCCTTCTCGCGTAGTCTCTTGCTGATAGTTTCAAAGCCAGCAGCACCATAGAAGCCAGATCCAAGGTTGTAGGCAAAACTAATCAACGCACCTTGCTGCTTGGCCGTCATCTGCTGCCATGCAGGAACGCTATGCGCCAGTTTGGTTGCAATGCGCTCAATCTCTTCACTGAGCAGCTCCTCGGCTTCGATGACGTTGATCTTGTCGCCACGTTGCACCTTGCGACCATCTTGGTAGCGTGTGGTGCCATAGCCGATGGTTGGTACGTCCCAACCGTGTAATGGATCGGCATAGGCGTCTAAGTGGCAGCCTTCAAACTCTTTGATCAGCTTGACGGCTGCTGCATACTCATACTGCTTGCCAGCTTGACTCCACGTTTTGAACCACGGCTGGTCCCTATTAAAGGCATCAGGCGCAGCCTTTAATAACACCGCCTCCAATTCAACGATGGCCGCCATCTGATGCGGCAGCGCCTTGTAGTATCGGAACAGGTCAGCAAGCCTGACAGGTGCTTTAGTCACGTTTCCATGGTGCGTGGATACTCATGCCGCCACCTAGCAGCTCGCTGTCGCCAGGGTGCTCGATGATGACTGGATCGGGAGCTGTAGGTTGCGCTGCGTGCCAGGCGTCCTCCTGCTGGTCGATAGACGCCAAGGTTTTGGCTTCGTTGATAAGCTG